CTGGTTCTGCTAATAAGCTAGATGATTATGAGACTGGAAGTTTTACGGCTACGCTAGTTGGGCCAAACGCCACCACCACAGGCTACTATACTAAGGTAGGTGACGTTGTCGCTTTTTCTCTTGAGTTTGTGGCTGCCTCTACATCGGGAAACACTGGTCATGTCACTATTGCAGGGCTGCCTTTTAACACTATAGGTAATCCAAGACCAACCTATGTAGTCCACACGTATGCTATTGGCTTGAACGGGGGGACGTACCCAATTGCTATGTCAGAAAGCAGTGGTACTAACATAACTTTATATGGGGGTAAGGATAACGCTGGTTGGTCAACAATTTACTACAACGGAAACACAATCTATCTAGCGGTATCAGGTACATATCGCACAACCTAATTATCTAGCGTGGATTCGCTAGTGGAGAAGTAACATGGCACTAACAAAAGAAGTAATCGTAGACAAGATCGAAGTCTTAGAAAACGGCACAGTACAAGTACGCACAGCGACTAGAGTACTGGAGGATGGCATTGCGTTGTCCTCATCATTCCATAGACACGTATGCGCACCAGACCACGTATGCGTAGATGAAGACCCAAAGGTCACAGCGATATGCTCAGTGATACACACACCTGCTGTAGTGGCAGCTTATGCAGCGGCTCAGGCAGCAGCGTTAGCAGCTATGGAGGAATAACCAATGTCCAAAGCAAGAAATATAGCAGACCTGCTGAACTCCAGTGGTGACGTTAAACTAGCAGCACTTGACAATGCCCCAGCACCTACTAAGGCTACAGTGGATGCTTTGGGCATAGCAGCTACTAGTGTCACTGGTAGTCAAGCGAGTGCTATCACAGCTAACACAGCTAAGATAACCTATCCATCCGCTGACAGCTCTAAGCTCAGTGGTGTAGAGGCAGGTGCTACAGCAGACCAGACTAAAGCAGACATTGACGCATTAGGCCTAAACGCAGCTCAACTAGACGCTATCGCAGCTACCAAGTCAGTAACAGCAGTAGACGTATTCGTATACGACACTTCTAAGGACTCAGATGGTGGAGCATGGCGTAAGCGTACACAAGGCACATCTTGGTACAACGAAGCTTTGAATACAGCGACTCGTGGTTCTCGTAAAGAGTTCCCAGCGGTTGCGGTGATTGTTGCAGAGACAGCTAAGGTTACTATCTACGATGGTGATGACCCTAGTATGCCTATGTGGATGGTGTTTAATGCGACATCTACCTCTGGGTGGCTATATATATATACCCTTAATAGGGTAGCAGCCCTTAACGGTAAGCTGATTACGGCGCAGTCAAGTAACAGTTGTGAAATAGACTTCATTACGGACGATAACCTTTTTAGGCAGAATGGCTCAAGTGGGCATTATAATGGCACGATTAGTCAACGTAACGCAGGGTTGAGTTACACTAATAGTAGCCATACTCAAGATATAGTTAACGGAACAGTCAACGACATAGCAATGACAGTGCTACCCAACGCTCCTATAGACTCCGCAACTGGCCTACCGATTCCAACGATTGCAGTGGCTACCAATGGTGGCGTGAGTGTGATTAAGGATGATGGGAGTGTGGTTGATATAGTTCATGCGACACAAACCATCAGTGCTAATGTAAGGTTCAGTGACAGTAATAAAGTAGTATACACGGTAGCTTCTACACTTGGGGCGCAACACTATGTACACACTAAACCAATACCTAGTGCTGACATAGCGGATGACGTTGGTTATGTTAAGGGCGCATCCACTGCATTTTATAATGATACGGCCACCAGTGCCGACTTGTATATTGCCCCTAAATCTACAGCAATAAAAGATGTGGTAGAAGGGGCGGTAGGTACAGCACTTAACTTAGCCCTCCTCAAAGAAAACCTAACAACCCCATCCAAAGGCTCAGTAGCCTACATCACCTCAGACTACAACACAGGCTACATGGTCGGTGACATCAAACTCGCAGCATTGAGTGATACTGATGATACTGATGTGGTGGGTAGTGAGTTGGTCACTAATGGTACTTTTGCTAGTGATGTTAGTGGTTGGACAGCATACAACTCAGTAGTGACATACAGTGGAGGTACTATAAAAGTAGACGACTCTGCTAACGTGGGTGGTAATAGCTCTGCACAGCAGGTTATTTCAGGACTTGTAGTAGGGCAGTCTTATATACTTTCAGGTGAAATAATATCAACTAATGGCCATGCAAGGATAGTGGGCTGGCAAGTGGGGGAGGCTACCGATTCAACGAATAACGCTAGTGTGATACTAGTGCCCAGTGTGTCCGTCAGTTTCACGGGGGGCGTTGAGTTTGTACCTACAGGGACATCTATCACTATAGGCCTTGTGTCTGATGGTGATGGCATAGCCTACTTCGACAACATCTCAGTACGCCTAGCAGACTCCGACCGCTCAGTGAACGCCAACGGCCTAGCTGTCCACGGAACAATCACCAAGACTGCCGTAGCAACTGGCGCTGATCTTGTGGGTTACTCAGGATTCTCTACGAGTAACTTTCTGGTACAGCCTTACATCAGTGACCTAGACTTCGGAACTGGTGATTTTAGTATTATGGGTTGGATAAAGGTGGGATCGAATGTGTCAACCTACGCATCTATTCTTAGCAGGGTTCTATCTACAAACACAGCAACAAATGCGTGGAGCTTACGGATTGATAGTAGTGCTAACAACTACTATTTTTATACTAATAATACATCGGTCTTTACTAGTCCTTTAACACGCTCAACTTGGCAGTTTCTTACTGTAGCCCGAAGGTCTGGCGTTGTTTATTTCTATGTTAACGGTATCTTACGTACTACTGGCCCTATGGCAAATTCTATTACAAATGTTGGCGCAAGTGTAGTGGTCGGGTACGAGGCATCTCACCACCTTGGCAACTCCAGTGCAGCCCTCTTCCGTATCTCAGCAACAGCACCATCAGCCCAGCAGATCAAAGACATCTACGAAGCTGAACGCCCACTCTTCCAAGAGAACGCACAAGCAACTCTCTACGGCACATCCGATGCTGTCACCGCTCTGGCTCATGATGATACAACCAACTTACTACACGTAGGTACATCATCTGGTCGCTCAGTATTCCAAGGGCTACAGCGAGTAGACAACACCACATCAGCCGTTGGTTCAGCCATCTCAGCTTCCAATAACCTAGTAGTCGAGGATTAACCATGACAGTAAACATAAGCAAACCCTCGATCAACATCAGGGAGAAGTTATCAGAATTGGACAAGCCCAGCGGTATAGCTGGTGAAGCTGTACTAAGGGCTGACAGTGTTCAGGAGATTCGTGATCAAATTGGTGCTGGTCGTAAGAACCTTATTATTAACGGTGGTATGCAGGTTAGCCAGAGAGGTGGTTCAAGTACATTCGGCCAAAGCGACAAAGGCTATAAGACAGTCGATAGGTTTTCCGTCTATGAACAAGGAACTCCTTTATCTACATTCGATGTAAATAGGGTAACAGACTCACCTAACGGGTTTCGCTCTAGTCACAAGTTAACTTGCACGACAGCAGAAGCAACTCCCTCATCAACTGTCCACATGTACACCTTTCAGAAAATAGAAGGGCAGAGCTTACAACATTTAGGCTTCGGTACACCTGATGCGAAAGATATTACTATTTCCTTTTGGGTTAAGGCGACTGTAGTTGGCACATACGCTGTAGCGTTTAAGCATTTTAGCTCAAATGGAGTTGGCACTCAATATTATGGAGACACATATACTGTAAACAGTGCTAACACTTGGCAGAAAGTAATAATGGTTATCCCTAAGAACACTGCCGCTGATATTATTAACGACAGCACAGGTGGCTTTTCTTGTGAATTTGTAGTGGTATCTGGAACTTACTACTCAAGCAGTGCAACTGGGTTACCATCTTGGACTGCCTCACCTAACGCAGCGCAGAGAGAAGGGGGTCATAACGTCAACTTAGGTTCTGCTGTCGGGAATTCGTGGCAAATCACAGGAGTACAACTAGAACTAGGCTCCGTAGCCACTGACTTTGAACACCGCAGCTATGGTGAAGAGTTGGCGTTGTGTCAGCGGTATTACTATGCTATCAACGGTGCGGGTAATGCTGGGTACAACATGATTCTGCAACGAAGGAATGGAAACGGTACTAAATCTTACCAACAAACAATTGAGTTTCCAGTAACGATGAGAGTTTCCCCTGCAACTGCTGCCACATACCTAGACTTGCATAAGCCCGGAGTGGCTTATGATCCCATAACCTCAATTGGTTTTGCATCTAGTCCTGAAATGGGTGCGGCACACATAATGGTGCAAACGGCGAATATAGATAGTATAGCTGCACAAGTCCGTAACTTTAATATCCAGTTTGACGCGGAGCTATAACATGACTATCGAAACAGTAAAACTACAAGACTCTGGCTACTTAATCAACGGTAGCATGAGCGTACCCAACGACCCAGCTAACCGTCACTACTCTTATGTTCAAGAATGGATAGCAGAAGGTAACACTCCTGCTCCTGAGTTCACTGATGCTGAGATAGTAGCTAATGCTCAGTCTAAGGTTAACTCTGAGTCACTAGCCTACCTAACTGAGACAGACTGGTATGTTACTAGAGAGTCTGAGACAGGTGTCTTAGTTCCAGTAGCAGTGACTCAGGCACGTACAGCAGCTAGAGCAGCAATCACCACATAAGCAAGGAATGGATAACATGGAAGCTAACGCTAGATTTGACAGACTAGAGGCTAAGATAGATAAATTAGCTGATGCTATGGTCAAGCTTGTGGAGATAGATACAAAGATTGATGGTCTATTCAACCACAACAACACACAGGACGCTAGGCTCAACAAGCACAGTGAAGAACTAGACATACATGCCATTAAGCTTGCTCTAGCAGCTAAGACTAGTGGCGGTAACGAATGGTTCATTAGATTACTAATAGCTGCCTTGGTAACAGGCGCAGCCTTTATGATGAGAGGTTAACATGGGCGTATTTAGCGTACTAAGCATGGTCACTGATATCTTTAAGCCAGCAGCAGATCTTATTGATAACTTACATACTTCAGATGAAGAGAAGTTGGTACAGAAAGCTCGCTTGCTAGAGATACAAGCATCTGCTGTGGATAGTGCTACTAAGTACAATCAGGCTATCTTTGAAGGTCAAGCTAAGATTGTAAACTCAGAAGCTTCAAGTGAACATTGGCTAGCAGCTAACTGGAGACCAATCACTATGCTCACCTTTGTAGCTATCGTAGTTGCTAAGTTCTTAGGTTACTCATCTCCTAACATGACACCTGAAGATTACAGTCACTTATGGACATTGATAGAGATAGGGCTTGGTGGTTATGTCGTAGGACGTAGCGTAGAGAAAGCAGTTAAGACTTGGAAGAAATAGTAAAGGAAACAAATGAAAACATATAAACAAACAGTCAACAATGTCCTCATACGCCTACGGGAACGTGAAGTAGCCTCTGTTGAAGAGAACAGCTACTCCAAGCTTATTGGCTTATTCGTACATGACGCTATAGAGATGGTAGAGAGTGCTTGGAACTGGTCTAACCTTCGTGAGACTATGACAGTAACCACTCAAGCTAATATCTTCAACTATGTACTCACTGACTTTGGTGACAAAAGCACAGTACTTGAGGTAATTAACAACACAAGTAATACATTCATGAAGTACCAGACAGCACACTGGTTTAACAATGTATACCTCAACAACACACCAGCCACAGGCTCACCACAGAACTATGTATTTAACGGCCTTAACGCTTCAGGTGACACACAGATTGATGTATACCCTAAGCCCGATGGTGTCTACCAGTTATTCTTTAACGTAATCAAAAGGTCACCAGACGTAGCCTTAGATGATGATTTAGTTAAAGTACCTTTCTTACCTGTGCAGGCTCTAGCCTACGCCATGGCTCTTGAGGAGCGTGGTGAGGATGGTGGTATGTCAGCAGTGTCAGCTAAGGCTCTAGCTAGTAACTACCTCTCAGACGCTATTGCTATTGATGCAAGTAAGCATCCTGAGGAACTAATTTGGGAGGCTGTGTAAGCTATGGCTAAACAACTACTCGCGGCCTCCATTGCTGCTCCTGCATTCTACGGGTTGAACACTCAGGAGTCAGGAGTAACGCTACAGGAAGGTTTCGCACTACACGCAGACAACTGCATCATAGACAAGTATGGTCGCCTAGGCTCACGTAAGGGTTGGCAGACGCTAACCTCAGGCAGCACAGGCGTAGACCTGACTGGTGTGGCTAACTTTAAGGATGTTGCTGGTACTAACGTTATGTTGTCTTGGAATGATACTACATTCTTCTCAGGCACCCAAACGCTCACTACTAGAACACCCACCACAACAGACACCATATCAGCTGGTAACTGGCAGACAGCTACACTCAACGATCATCACTTCTTCTTCCAACGTGACTACATTCCATTAGTCTACAGTGCTGAGACAGGTTCTACTGTATTCGACTCAATGGCAGTACACTCAGGTGCTACTGCAGGCTACCCTAAGGCTAACGCAGTGTTAGCTGCTTATGGTCGCTTGTGGGCTGCAGATACGTTAACTAATAAGTCTACAGTGTGGTTCACTGATGTACTAGATGGTACTGATTGGAACATAGGCACTACAGGTTCTTTGAACATCTCTAGTGTACTAACGCAGGGATCTGATGATATTGTAGCCCTAGGTGCACACAACGGCTACTTAATCATCTTCTGTAAAGATAACATAATCATCTATGGTGATGATAATAACTTCAATGATAACGCAGGTATGACTACCTCTGATCTTCGATTGATAGAAGTAATTGAAGGTGTCGGTTGTATCGCTCGTGACTCAGTGCAGAACACTGGTGAAGACATATTGTTCCTGAGTAACACAGGTGTACGTTCATTGAACCGAACTGTACAAGAGAAGTCTCAGCCAATGAGGGACATCTCTAAGAATATACGTGATGACATCATTCAGGCTATCAATGGTGAAGTCTTAGCTAATGTTAAGTCAGTCTACTCACCAACTAATGCTTTCTACTTACTCACCTTCCCAGCAACCAAGCAGACCTTTTGTTTTGACACTAGGCAGACGCTAGAAGATGGAAGCTTCAGGGTAACCGTATGGCCTGAGCTCACACCTAAGGGTATGTTATCTCTAGGCTCTGATCTATTCTTTGCACAGCCTAACGGTATTGCACAGTACAGAGGTTATCAAGATGATGGTGCTAAGTATGAGATGGCTTACTACAGCAACTTCTTTGACTTGGATATGCCTAACGTAAACAAGATAGTTAAGAAGCTATCAGCCACTACGGTAGGAGCTACAGGTCAGACTTTCGCACTTAAGGTTGGTTATGAGTATAGCCCAATCTACTTCTCTCAAACATTCATGCTTAC